CCTTCCACAAAACAACGACCATGACCATGACCATTTTGATCCAACGGATGAATTTGAATGGCAAGAAACAGGAGTAGAAAATGGCCAGTAAACCCAAAGCCCAAAACCCTAATGTACAAGTAGACATCAATAAAGTAATTGAGTCACTTGTAAATCAGATTGCTCAGCAGGCTCAGCGTGTAGCTGTCCTAGAGGCTACAATTGATGCTATACAGAAAGCCCCTAGTGCACCTGGTTCTCAGGAGGAAGAGTGATTACGCGCATGTATCTTACAAAACAAAATAAGGCTTTGATTGCCTCTTACGCCCGTAGCGTTCTTGGAGCGGCTGTTGCTACCTACACCGCCACCCAAGACGTAAAGCTCACCCTTAATGCCCTCTGGGCTGCGGCTTTGCCAGTTGCCATCCGTTTCTTTAACCCTAAAGACGAAGCTTTTGGTAAGGGTGAAAAGTGAATTTACCGTTTATTAAACTAACTGTACCTACCGCTCTTAAACAGTATAAGAACGGTCAGTTGGCTGAAAGCGTTCTTGCCCCAATTAAAACCGGTGGCAAGATGTACGCACCAGTTGCGGCAGAGTTTAACAAGCTTTACGACGCAGCTATTGCTGCTGGCATCAAGCTAAAGAACGTTGGCGACTACCGCTCATTCCAGGGTCAGTTGACAATGTTCATGGATCGCTATGTAACAACCGATACTGGCACTGGTGTAACCCGTCAATATGAGGGTAAGACCTGGTGGTTGAAGAAGGGTAAGGCACCCTCAGCAGCCCCAGATCCTACCGGTCTTAAGGGTTCTAACCACGGTTGGGGCCTTGCTATTGACCTTGGGTATGACCAAGGTGGCAAGACTGCATCATTTGGTGTGAACGTACCTGCCTTCCAATGGATGTGCGCTAATGCTCCTAAGTATGGTTTCTACCTTCAGGGTAACAACCCTGCCTCTAAAGAGTTTGAGGCTTGGCACTGGCAGTACGCCCTTGGTGACGCATCCCCTGATGGTTCAGTACAAGCCGCTCCAGCGGCACCTGCAGCAGCACCTGCTGGCGGTGGCATGAAGTTTGATTACCCAGGTACTCCAGTAGGTCTTGGTTCAAAAGGTGCTGCCGCTTCTCTTGTTCAGGCAATTATTGGCGCAAAAGCCGATGGCGATTTTGGCCCCAAGTCTGTTGCTTCACTCAAAGCATGGCAGACTGCTAATGGTCTAACTGCAGACGGCTCCGTCGGTCCTGTAACATGGAAGAAGATGTTCGGCTGATAAGGAGCCCTTAATGGCTGTAAGAGTTCAATTTAGACGTGGTACCGAAGATCAATGGACTTCAAGTACTTCACCCCTTGCTGAAGGTGAACTAGGGTACGCTACAGACACTGGCAAAATCAAGTTTGGTAAAGCTGGTGGAGGCATTTGGAATGATTGTGAGTACGCCGCAGCTGGAGATATCTTTGCTGTAAAAGCAGGTACCGGCCTTAAATACGGTGCTAGCACCGACGGTTATGGGACTGCTTCAGCGGGAAACTCAGGATCGGTGTACTTAGAAGCTGATCCAGCAGCAGTTATCATGGCTAGTACACTTGCTGCCAAGGGTGGACTTATTGCTGGTATTGGTGTTAGTCAATATGCACATTTAGAAAAAGGCTTAAACGGTCAGTTTTTAACTGTAGACACTAGCGTCACATCTTCTAACCTAGCTTGGTCAAAAACCCTTACTAATGGGATTTTAAAAGCCCCATTAGAACAATGGAGTATTGCGGCTACAGTTCCTGGGGTACTTAATGCCACTACTGCATCTGCCTGGTACTTCACTACAAACGCAACTGCAAACTGGACTTTGAATGTAACTAACGTTGCTTCATTACTGGCAGTTGGACAGACAATAACGGTTTCGGCGGCGGTGACTAATGGGACAACTGGTTACTACCAATCTCAATTGCAAATTGAAGGTACAAACCAAGCTGTAAAGTGGAACAACGGATTGACCCCAGCAACTACCGGTGGTAGTGCTAGTGCTATTGATGTGTACACTTTTACAATTCTTAAAACAGAAGCAACTCCTACTTATGTGGTATTCGGCTCTAAAACAAAGTTTGCGTAATGGCATTACTTAACATCTTTACTGGAGCAAGTAGCAGGGCATTAGGTTTTTCTAATGCTGATCCCCCCGTTGCTCCTACCTTTAGTACCACTAAAACTGCAACTTCAATTACTGTTACATACACCTTAAACAGTGGTGCATTCCCTATTGTAACTACCCAGTACAAACTTAATAGTGGTGCGTTTATTACCATTACCGGTGGGTCATTCACTTTAAATGGTTTGAGTGTAAACACTTCTTACACCATTACAATGAAGTCAACCGACCTAGCTGGGCAAACTAGTCTTGAGTCCTCGTCAGTAATCACTACCAACACTGAAACTGCCCCTTCTGCCCCAGCCTCAGTTAATGCTTCGTCAAGTTCATCAACTACTCTAAGCATCAACTTTGCAGCATCTACTGCTGGAACGTACCCAATTGCTAGCTATCAATACCTGTTGTACACAGGTGGCAGCCCTGTTGGTGACTGGGCAACAACCCCTACTGGTCCTGGTGATACCTTTGTTCGTGGTGGGTTAACACCAGATGCTACGTACACAGTGTACGTTCGAGCTATTGCCTCTGTTACAACAACCCCCAGCAGTAACAACTCTGTTACGGCACAAGTTAACCCAGAAACCCCCACAGCACCTGCATTGAACTTTGCTAGTACTAATGCAAGCGATAGGTTTAATGCATACCTTTCTTGGGGTGCTGTTTCTTATGCAACGACTTACCATGTATACAGAAACAACGTGTATTACGCCGCAACTTCTTCTACATCAATGACTGTTGCAGTAGAACCAGAAAGCTCTTGGGTTTTTTATGTGTTTGCTGGAAATAGGCTTGGTATTTTTTCAGGTGCTTCTAACTTTAGGTATATGACCACAGGTCAAGTAGGGGTTGAATTTGTAGTTAGAAATAACTCAATTAGATACATAGCTAATCCAATTAATGGTAGTGACAATTATAATGATGATGTAGTATCTACTGTTACTATTCCATCTGTACCTACTAACGATTCTAATGTAGCTGGGTACAAACATATAGTTTCTATTGGTGCAAATTTTGCATGGATGCAAGCACCAGGTATCACTGGTCCAACTTCAGAAACTACATATACCACACCGTACAGTTCTGCAATTTATTCATTTGTTGGGTCAGGTGGCAGATCAACTAAGTGGAAAACAGACGCTACAATCCCTTTTGGCCAAAACGGTTGGGGTTACGGATATAATGACACAAACCTTACTAGTGGTAACGCTATTGGCGCTGGGGGTCCATCAGGTCAAGGTAAAACGTTAATTAATTTGTTTTTTTGTTCTGTAGATGTTGGTGGTACAGCCATTAGTGGTAAACGTTTTTCTGTTGCTGCATTTGGTTCTGGTTGGAGTTCTCTTTCTGCGCCAGACCCCAATGACTCATCACAGAGTTATGGAACTATAAACATTACAAACAAAGCAGCAGCTTACGCTCTAATCATGTCTTCGTTATACGCAACAGGGTATCAAACTACCGCAACTACCTACGCTTAAGGAGTACAAATGGCTCGTAAAGAACGGCCAATGTCGCAGGCTGAAAAAGACCGTCTTGCTTTTCTTAAAAAAACACGTCAAGTTTTAAAACCTTTTGATATAGATCCTGAACCATATTCAAGATGGACAGTAGGTATTGGCCAGTCAACACCGTTTCCTCCTGATGAAGAAGGTGGAGCAGATGAAGAAACCCCAAAAGAAGATGAGGAATCTGCGGAGCCTGAAACAACAAGTGCCGCCATCCTTCCTCCCCCTGAGTTAATTTACCCAATTACTCAGTCTTCAGTATTTGGTGCAACGGATAGGTACGGTCTTCCAACCACTAGAAAAGACAAGTATTCTGATTACCACGGTCAGGCTGCGTCAAAACAATCAACACGTGTAGCGGCAGCCCAGTGGATTCCAACATTTGATGATGATCCGGATGAACAGGGGAACCAAACATACAGCGGTTTTGGTGACATTTTGATTGGATTTGCAAGACCCTCAAGGGCGCAAAGTTCAGGGTATGGAGCCCTCTACTATTGGACTGGACGAAACGAGACTATTTGGGAAACTTTTAAAAAAGCAGAATCTTTTGGTAAACGAGTAGAAGCTTTAGGTGAAGGCGACCCATTTGACCCAAGGCGCATTACAGTGCACACAGAAGCACACGCAGCGCATGATGCAATGGATGAGGGTGCTGAAGATACTGTTAGATGGATTTGGACTATTGGGTTTACCACCAATCGAGATGCTGCAGAATTTGAAGCACTTAAGGCTGCACGTAGGGCTGAGGTTGCAGCACGCGCGGCAGAAAGAGCAAGAACTACAAAGGGTAAAAAATCTACCGAGTAGTATACTAATCAACTATGAATAATTTGTACACAATTGGACCGTTGTATTGGATTACCAGAGACACCGGAACTTACCAAGACAGAATCCTAGCAATTGGCTTTATGCGCCAAACCTCAGCACCTTGGCGAGTGGGTAGAGGGCTGCACATACGCTTTGGCAAATATAGTTTTCAAGTTGGCTTGAGTAAGAAGTCAAAAAAAACAGATGACACTGAAGGCTTACTGTATGCTATGCAGGGACGTGTGTTAAACACAACTGTTGCAGAAATAGGAGACTGGTGATGAAACTGTTTATGCGCTCAAAATATGACACACCCAAAGCGCCTTCAATTCCCCGATTGGCCAAGCTTGATGTGTCTGAACTTTCTAATTGGTTCAACACGACCCTAATGGGTCTTGGAACATCTTTTGATAAGTGGAGACACCATGATGCTCCTGATGAAGTATCAATACACCTTGAAACACTGGTTCAATTGTGGTCAGAAATTAAATCTAGAAGTGAAAAATGATGGTAGATGAAGAGTACGATCAGCCCTCTGACCAAGATTTATCTGACCAAGCCGAAGAACTCCTAGATGAGTCTAACGACCTTGACGAAACTTCATCTGAATTTATTGACACCTTAGTACTTAAACTGATTCTTTTTACAGAAGAATTTTGTAATATTAAATTGTTTCCGTATCAAGTACCTATTGCCTACAGAATCATTGAGTCAATAGTTATTGGTGATGGTGAAGAAATGACACTGATTGCTACTCGCCAGTCAGGTAAATCAGAAGTACTTTCTAATGTTCTTGCATCCATGATGGTCATCTTGCCAAAACTTGCACCGGTTTACCCCACTTGGTTGGGTAAATACGAAAAGGGTTTTTGGTGTGGGGTCTTTGCCCCGGTTGAAGATCAAGCAGACACAGTGTTTAGTCGTATTGTAAGCAAACTTACTAGCGATCACGCACTTGAGTTCTTGCTAGATCCTGAAATTGATGACAAGGCCACGTCTGGGGGGGCTCGCGGTAAAGGCCGTATTATCAGTTTGAAACGCTCTGGGTCGCTTTGTCGTATGCAAACTTGTAACCCTAAGGCAAAGATTGAATCAAAAACTTACCACTTTGTAATGGTTGACGAAGCTCAAGAAGCTGATGAGTACATGATTGCTAAGTCAATCAAACCAATGCTTGCGTTCAATAACGGAACAATTGTTCTTACTGGAACAGCCACTAGGAATAAATCCTATTTCTATAAAATGATTCAATACAACAAACGTAGGGATATTAACGGTAAAAGAAGCCATAGGCAATGCCATTTTGAATACGATTGGCGAGTTGCAGCAAAGTACAACACTAACTACGCAAAGTTTATTTCTAAAGAAAAAGTGCGTATCAACGAAGACTCAGATGAGTTTCAGATGTCTTATTGTAACAAATGGATCCTTGAGAAGGGAATGTTTGTTACAGACGACCGTTTAAACAGCTTGTACGACCCCTCAATGAACCTAGTTAAACAGTGGTGGAGAACCCCAGTTGTCGTAGGCATTGACGTCGCTAGAACAAATGACTCTACGGTAGTCACCGTATGTTGGGTTGATTGGGATCACCCTGATGGGTTTGGATTCTATGAGCACCGTGTTCTTAACTGGCTAGAAATCAATAACACCGAATGGGAACAGCAATACTTTGAGATTATTGACTTCCTTAGAAATTATGATGTGTATCGTATTGGCATTGACTCCCAAGGTGTTGGTGGGGCCGTTGCAGAACGTCTACAAGTACTTCTTCCCAACATTGAGGTAACTGGAGTTTCTTCGGATGCCAAAACTCAAAATGAACGTTGGATTCATTTAACAGAACTTATCCAAAGAAACCAGTTAATTATTCCTGGTCATTCAAAAGCTAAACGGAATAAAACTTGGAAAAAGTTTAATCAGCAAATGTCAGACTTGGAAAAAGTTTACCGAGGCCCGTACCTCTTGGCCGCTGCCCCTGACGAAAAGGGGGCGTTTGACGACTACCCAGACTCACTAGCTATTGCCTGCTCTTTGTCCACGGTTGACACCATGCCCATGGTTACCGTCAGTGAATCCCCGTTCTTCGGACGATGACCAAAAAAGATGCTAATCTGTACATATACCCCCGGTTCCTTTAGGAGGATCTAAAAATGGCAGTATCTCCAAACCCCATGTTCCCCGAAGCCCAGCAGAATGTTTTCGAGCGTTCGATGGCCCCCAGTATTCCTGGTAATCGTGGCCCTCTTCGTTTTGAAGAAGGAATTGCTACAGACACTGACGTTCCTAACGACTTTGGTGTTGGCGCTTATGAAGACACGGCTCCGTCGCCTATGCGCCAGAACCACAATAACCCTGAAATGTTTTACAAGTATCCGGAAGAGACCCTACGTGAGCGTGCTCATGTAGGTTCAGCTACCTGGATTGAAGCACCCGCAATGCTTAGTGACTTTGTTCAAGGTTCCATGTCAGGTGAAGGCATGCCCGTTTGGGAATATGCTTACAATTCGGGTGGTCGTGCGAATCGCCCGAATCCAACTGTCGTT